ATGTGCGGGTGGGCGGTGCGCTACCCGATCAGCGAGGGCGACTTGACTGGCAACCGCGGGGTCTGCCTGTGGGTGCGGTGTGCCGGGGGGTGCGGGGGCTACGCCTTCATGGCTGGGGTCTACCCTGGCGACTGGAAGCCCGATGTGCCGGTGGGCATCGTCAACTACGCGGACGCCAGGGAGGCGGCCCTGTTCGCCACCCTTGGCATCAGATGGGAGGATGCATGAATTGTGAGTGCCCACGCTGTATGAGCTACACCTGCCGCTGCTCACTGGGCGATCTTGAGGAACACCACAGGCGGCACAAGTACGACATGGGATACGAGGCCGAGCGGTGCATCACCAGCCGCATCAACACCAAGCGGTGGAACAAGGTGGCCGAGGATGCCAGGCGGGAGGAGGAGGAACACGAACTGGACATGGAGCGGCAACGGCAGGAGCGCCAGCAGCAGCAGCGCGATGAGGAGGAAGCCCACTGGGAGGCACAGCAAGAACAGGAGGAACACAATGGATGAGAGACAGCCGGTACTGCCGGGCATGCCCAGGCAGCCGGAACCTGACAGCAAGGCGCACGGGCGGGTGGGCCTGCCGTACTCGGTGGGCAGTGGCACCAGCAAGGCCGCCGCCGAGAGCATGGTGGGCGAATCCAAGAACCAGCGTCAGCGGATATGGGAGCACATCAGCCGGGCCTGGAGCCTGGGGCAAACCAGCGAGGAATGCGAGGTGGCACTGGGCATGACCCGTTCAAGCTGCTCGACCCGCGTCGGTGAGCTGCGCACGCAAGGCCGCATCCGCAAGACTGGAGCGGTACGTGAAACCCGCTCGGGCTGCTCTGCCGCGGTGTACCAGGCGCTGGCCCCGATGGATTGGGCTGACAAGCGGCCAGGCTGGCCGTCACCCGAGGCAACCTACGGAGGGCACCGCAGGGAGGCCAACCGGCTGCGGGCCGCCCTGCGGGCTGTCATGGCCTACGACGTGCAACCTGCCACCATGTGCGCCGACGTGCACGACGTGCGGCTGGTGGTGCAGGGCATGCGGGCCATCGCCAAGGCGGCGCTGGAGGCAGGGTGATGGCCCACCTTATGAGCGCACGGGTGGGCGACTGGTCGTTCACCAGGCGGCAGTCAGAGGACGAGATTGAGGAGGCGTACACCATAGGCGGCACCGACGACGGCTGCGGCGACGACATGAGCGTCATCAACCTGGACGGCCACGGCGGCAGGCAAGGGCTGGAGGTGGGTGGCTGGGAGCTGGACTGGAGCCAGGTGGCTGCGCTGCTGGAGGTGATCGAGGCAGCCACCGGGCGGTGGAAGGAGGCTGGCGATGGCGACGTGTAAGAGCTGCGGGGCGCTGATTGATTGGGTGGAGATGGACACCGGGTCCAGCATGCCCATCGACCGCGAGCCTCGCCCCACATGGTGCCCGCTGCCGGGGCAGCTGGTGGTGCTGAAGGTGTACGGCAAGCCCGCCATCGTGGTGCAGGTGCCAACCGATGAGCCGCTGGCCAAGGTGGGGGTGAGCCACTTCGCCACGTGCCCGCATGCCGACCGGCACCGCAGGAAACCGAAATGAACAGGCGCAGGTTCCTGGCGGCAGTGGCGGCGGTAGGTGCTGCCCCGCTCGTGAAGCAACCCGCCGCCCCCACCACTGAGGTCAGCAGCGGCGAGCCGCTGATGTTCACCGTATCGTTCCCCACCGAGGGCGACGGCCAATGTGACGAGGCTGACGAGCACGGCATGGCCCTGTGCGTCTGGGATGAGGATGGCTACATGCACCGGCTGACACCACTGCGCAAGAGATGGGAGGATTTATGACGAGCAAGGGGCTGAGCAGGCGCGGGTTCCTGGGGATGCTGGCGGCCATAGGCGCGGCACCGGCAGCGATCAGCGGGCGCGTCATGAAGCACGGGGTGTACGAATCGGAGCAGCCCGAGTTCGACCCACCCGTCCAGCCTACTGGCGGCGGGCACCACGACACCCGGCTGGAGTACGAGGTGGACGGCAAGTGGCACCGGGTGGGTGAGGTGCAGTCGGCGGTCGGCCCGATGACAGATCTCGACACCCATGCGGCATGGGTTGAGCGGGTGGCGGTGATGGTCGATACGAGCATCACGTTCCACTGCCCGGCACCCATCAACCGTGACATCTTCCAGCTGCTGGTGACCAAGAACCCAACGATGTTCAGGCTGGTGTACTCCGAGGACTACATGGCTGGGCTACCCGATGCCAGGTGGGTGTTCGAGGGGTTCGTGACCAACGTTGAGGAGACGGTGGGGCCGCATGGTATCAACGGCACGGCGGTGGCAATCGACATCATCGGTGAGCCGTTGTTCTACCCTGGCGTGGACGCCCATGACCGAACCAACGAGGAGGAATTATGAGCTATAAGATCACGAGGAAGATCCGCGACATACAGCCCGGCGAGACGGCGGTGATGATACCTGGGGCATCAGGCGAGGCCATGCTGCAGCGGATCTCTATCCAGATCATCGACGCCATAGCGGACCAGGCAGGTGACACGTTCGGCGACCGGCTGATCATGCTGCAGCTGGAGGTGGAAGTGAAGCACACCGCCATGGTGGCCGTGGGTGATGATGATGAGCCTGCCGATGACAACTGAGCGCGTCGTGCTGGGGCTGGACCCCGGCTCGGCGTTCGGCTGGGCCAAGGTGGGGTTCCCTGGCAGTGCGCTGCTACAGGGCGGCGTCTGGACCCTGCAGCATGGGCGGCTCGAAGGCGGCGGGATGATGTTCGTGCGCCTGGAAACGTGGCTGCTAGAGGTGATGGCGCAGCTGCCCACCCTGGTGGCCATCGAGGACGTGAAGCGCCACGAGGGCACGATGGCGGCCCAGCTGTACGGTGGCATCACCGCCACCGTGACCCGCATCTGCGAGGAGGTCGGCGTGACTTATACGGGCGTGCCGGTGGGCACGTGGAAGAAGCTCGCCACCGGCAAGGGCAACGCGAGCAAGGACGCCGTGCGGGCGGCTGCTGGCAAGTGGTGGCCCACTGCACCCATGTGGGAGCAGGACGAGATTGACGCCGCCTTCATAGGGCTAACCGCTGGCCGCATGCTGGGCTGGTGAAGGGAGGGCACAATGGGATTTCGAGGAACGTATCGAGTGGGGGCTGTGCTGGGGCCTGGCCTCGTAGCCCTGGAGAACGAAGACACGGCCATCAAGCGTCACAACCAGCGGGCGGTGTGGCACCCCGTCAAGATGCACAACGAGCATGAGTGCGCCATCACCGGGCAGGTGCTGCCCAAGGGCACGCTGGCGTGGCGGCCAGCCACCCACGCCCTGTACAGGGCCGATCGCATATCGGAGCACGGCATGGTGCGGCTGTGCAACCAGTCGGGCGTGGCCTACCCTGGCACCGAGGTGGACCATGCCTGAGAAGATCAGCATCGGGGCGGTGGTGTTCAGCGACCCATCGGGGCACCTCAATCTGGCGGGTGGTGAGCGGGTGGCCATGCTGGTGCGGGTGTACCGGCGAGAGGACATCGGCAACGTGATCTGTCACACCGACATACAGCACCGCTACCGGGTGCTGGGCTGGGATGACATCGACTGGAGCGCCTCAGGCATACCAGCCGTGGCGGCTGGGGGTGGGCCATGAGCGGCGACTACAGGGTGTACACGTTCTGTCCTGAGCACGGGATCAATTGCAAGATCGACGACGACGGCACCTGCTCATCGTGTGGTGCTACTGCTGTTGGCCAGGCACTGAACGAGATCGAAAAGCTGCTCTTGCAACGGATAGAATCAGACGGCGGGTTCGATGAACAGAAGCGGGAGGCCGAGCGGCTGCGGGCAGAGCTGGTTGATGCGAAGAAGGATCACGCCAGGCTGCGGCACACCCTGGCCACGAGCAAGGCCAGGAGCGACAGGCTCACAGCCGAGAACGATTCGCTACAGGCACGGGCTGGGGCCATGGTGATCTTCTACAAGAAACGAGCGCCAGGACTACAGGCTGAGTTCGCCCTCATATCAGGGCCTGGGGTTGCCGACGAAGCATCCTGAACATATACTGATCTGGTGTTCTCCTGGCCTCTGGTTGGCGCTGTCGCGACGCCTTCCAGGGGCCACTTTTTCGCCCCGGAAACAGGCACCAAGCAAAGAGCGTGCCAGAAGTTTCTCAGATTCCTTGCAACCCCTTTGCAATCAGGCAGAAGCATTCTTTGGTGTGTCACGGACATTGACAGTGAGCAACCTCTACGCTTGCACCTACCTCCCTCCGGGCACGCGACAGGGCCTGTTCTGTAGGTGCCAGCCCATGGCACAGGAGTTGCGAAGGGGCTATTCCACCGGTCGGTAGCGATTAGGTCGCATGACGCTCATCTGGCACAGCTCTTGCTGTCCATCAGAATGGGTCAGAATGCCCTGGTGGCACAGCTCTTGCAAGGTGCCGAGGTTGCTGGTGGTTGCGCACCATGACATCGGGTGCGATACTTGTACCAGGATGATCACTCAGATGGCGTATCTGGAAGCCGAACGACTGGCCCGCGAGGAGCTACAGGAAGCACGCGCATGTGCACGGGTGGCAGTGGTGTGTCCGCGGTGCGCCAGCCGGGTGCGGGTGGCGGTGACGATGGAGCGGGTGCGCGATGTAGAATGCCGTCGGTGCGGCACCAGGTTCCTGACCGCCGTACACGGGGCAGCATAGGGAGGGCACGTGGCGAGGAGACGCAAGGGCGAGATCTACATCGACCGCATCCCGCTGGCGCTGGTTGAGAGCGCACCCCGCAACCCCAAGGACCACGACATTGGAGCCATCATTCAGAGCTACGATCGCTTCGGGTTCGTGGCACCAGGTGTCCGCAACGATGCCACCGGGCGCATCGTGGTCGGGCACGGGCGGGCCGAGGCGCTACGGCAGCTCAAGGCAGACGGCCAGCCCCCACCCGAGCGGGTGCTGGTGGCAGCCGATGGCGATTGGCTGGTGCCGGTGGTGTGCGGCATCACCTTCGCCAACGATGCCGAGGCCGAGGCATACCTGATCGCCGACAACCGGCTGACCAACCTGGGCGGCTGGGATGACGCGGCGCTGGTTGAGGTGCTGAAGAAGATGGCCGAGGAGGATACCCTGCAGGGTACCGGCTTCGATGGCGATGATGTTGACGCGCTGATGCTGGCACTGGACAAGGAGGCGGCCAAGATATCGGCCAAGGAGGGCAGGGGCAGGCTGCTGGAGGAGTTCGGGGTGCCACCCTTCACCACGCTGGATGCTCGACAGGGCTACTGGAAGGCACGGAAGCGGGCATGGCGTGCGGTGGGGGTGCATGGCGAGGAGGGGCGAGAGAACCTACCCGATACCGTCAACACCAACGAGGGCACCATAGGCTACCTGACCGGCTTCGGGCCAGGCACTGGTGGCTCGGTGTTCGACCCGGTGCTGGCCGAGCTGGTGTACAGGTGGTTCAACATCAAGGGCGGCACGGTGCTGGACCCATTCGCTGGCGAGTGCACCAAGGGGATGGTGGCGTGCTATATGGGCATGCCCTACCTGGGGGTGGAGCTGCGGGGCGATCAGGTGGCCACTAACAAGCGGCAGATGGGCGCTGCCGATGCGCGGGTGTTCGCAGGTCCGAAGCCCAAGTGGATCACGGGCGACAGCCTGGTGTTCGATGCCACGGTGCCCAAGCGGGCCAAGGCCGACCTCGTGTTCACCAGCCCGCCGTATTATGACCTAGAGGTGTACAGCAACGAGGCCAGGGACGGCAGCACCCACCACACCTATGCGCAGTTCCTTGAGTGGTACCGCAGCGTGTTCGATCAGGTGGTGGCCAGGCTGCGCGACAACCGCTTCCTTGTCGTCAAGGTTGGCGACATCCGAGACAAGGTGGGCGGCTACCGTGGCTTCACAGCCGACACCTATGCCATGTTCACGGACATGGGCCTGCACCTCTACAACCAGGCGGTGCTCATCACACCAGTGGGCAGCGCCGCCATCCGTGCCGGTGGCCCCATGCGGAAGTGGCGCAAGATGGCCAAGACCCACCAGGACGTGCTGGTGTTCTGGAAGGGCGACCCCAAGGCAGTGCGGGAGGTATTCGAGGATGTACAGACTGAATTCGGCGATCCTGGCGCAGAAGCGGACGAGGGCTAACATCATCGCCCAGTACCTGGACGAAACTCAACGCCCGCTGCGGGTGGTGTGCTTCACCTGTGGCAACGCGGCCAAGGCGCTGCGGGGCTGCGGCCTGAACATCGTGGAGGTGGGGCCGTATGGAGCGCTGCAGACCGATCGCTGGTGGACGCCTACTGAGATCGCAGTAGCGTGGCCCGATCACTTCGACGCTACCAGCGGCCACCTGCCCGTGTGGATGATGCGTGACATAGGGCAGGCGCTGGCGACCCGCCTGGTGGGCGCGGGTGTGGATCTGCGGGAGCACAACCAGGTGGCGGTACCGAGCGGATCGGGTGAGACGCTCGTGTGCCTGGCCACCGCCTACCTGAACGTGAGCCTGGTGGCCGAGTATGACAACGCGCTGCCTGAGACAACGTACAACCAGGACGCACCACTGAACAGGCTGGTGCAGGCACTGGCAACCGAAGTCAGGATCATCGGACCTCATGGTGAGGCTGTGACCTCATGATGGGAGGGGTGCCCCATGGCGCAGTGCACTGCCAAGTCTAAGCGCAGCGGGCAGCGGTGCAGGCGCATGGCCATGAAGGGCAGGCAGGTCTGCTACAACCACGGCGGCAAGTCGCTGGCAGGGGCAGAGGCTGCGAATTATAGGCACGGTCGATACAGCCGCTACCTGCCCGAGCGCCTGGTGTCGCAGTACCAGGAGGCGATGGCCGACGAGGAGATCACCCGGCTGGATAGCGAGATCGCCCTGGTGGACACCAAGCTGAAGGACGTGCTGGGGCGGCTGTATACGGACGGCGAAGGCCCGGCAGCCTGGCACCAGGTACAGGAGGCGCACCAGCAGCTGCAGCGGGCGGTGGCCGCTGTGGACACCGCCGCCATGCGGGCGGGGCTGACGCTGCTGGATGGGGCCATGGACAGCGCCCGCCAGGAGACGGCATCATGGGGCATGATCCTGGGGCTGGTGGAGCAGCGGCGCAAGCTGGCCGACACCGAGCGGCGGCGGCTACTGGACGAGGACAGGGCCATCACCATCGACAAGCTGATGCTGCTCATGGCCGCCATCATCGACATAGTGCGGCGGCACGTCGCCAGCAAGGAGGCCCGCGGTGCTATCGCCAACGAGATCAGGTGCCTTGTCGCAGGCCCTGACGGTCCTAGCTGACGGCCTGGACCCAGACGAGGGGCCAGTGCTGTGGCGACCAAACAAGGGGCCGCAGGCTGCCGCCTACCTGTCAGAAGCTGATGAGCTGTTCTACGGCGGGGCTGCAGGTGGTGGCAAGAGCGATCTCCTGTTGGGCCTGGGGGTGCAGGCGCACACCCGCTCGGTGATCTTCCGTCGCGAGTACCCGCAGCTAACTGACCTCATGGACCGGGTGGTGGAGATCGTGGGCGCGACCGGCAAGCTGAAGCGCGGCAGCCCCGGCAGGCTGGCCATGCCTGGGGGCAGGCAGGTGCAGTTCGGCAGCTGCCCCCACGAGCAGAACAAGGTGCGCTGGCAGGGCCGCCCGCATGATCTGAAAGGCTTCGATGAGATATGCCACTTCACCAGGCCGATCTTCGTCTACCTGAAGACGTGGGCACGCACGGCGCTACCCGACCAGCGGGTGCGGGTGGTGGCCTGCGGCAACCCGCCCACTGACAGCGATGGCGCATGGGTCATCGAGTACTGGGCACCGTGGCTCGATAAGAACCACCACAACCCCGCCAAGCCCGGCGAGCTGCGGTGGTTCATCACCACCAGGGACGGCAAGACGGACACCGAGGTGGACGGGCCGCAGCCGGTGGAGCTGGATAATGAGGTGGTGTACCCGCGCAGCCGTACCTTCATCCCTGCGCTGCTCGCCGACAACCCGTACCTGGCAGCCGATGCCGACTACCTGGCGGTCATCCAGTCGCTACCCGAGCCGCTGCGCTCCCAGATGCTGTACGGCTCCTTCGATGCGTCGGTGGACGACGACGAGTGGCAGGTGGTGCCGAGCGAGTGGTACGACGCCGCTGTGCTGCGCTGGGAGGCGGGCACCATACAACCAGGCCCGATGACTGCGCTGGGCGTGGACGTGGCCCGTGGTGGCCGCGACAGCACCACGCTGGCCCCACTCCACGGTGCATGGTTCGACAACATCAAGCTGATACCTGGCAAGGAGACGCCCGAGGGGGTGGACGTGGCGCGGGCAGTGGTGGCTGCTACCACCGGCAGCGAGCAGGCGGTGGTGATTGGGCTGGACGTGATCGGCGTCGGCAGCTCGCCCTACGATGTGCTGCGGGAGCTGGGGGCGCTGGTGGATGGTGTCAACTTCGGGGCGGGTACTGAGATCACAGACCGCAGCGGCAAGTACAAGATGGCCAACGTGCGGGCGGGTGCCTACTGGCAGTTCCGTGAGGCGCTGGACCCAAGGCACAGCACGATGGCGCTGCCACCGGACAGCGAGCTGCGCTCCGAGATGCTGTCGCCAAGGTGGAGCATCAAGGGCGGCAGGATCCTGATCGAACCCAAGGAGATCATCAAGGCGCGGCTGGGGCGCAGCCCGGACAAGGCCGACGCCGTGGTGCTGGCCTGGTGGGCGCGGGAGCGTGGGGGCAACGTGGCCTGGTAGCGAACCTCATGTGGAGGTGCGCATGAGCTGCCACCCGTCACGCAACCATCACGCAACCTCACCGGGAGGTGTGCGACCTCATGGGGAGGTGCGGGCTAACCGCCCGCATCGCGCAACCTCACGGGGAGGCATGGCACCTCACTGGGAGGTGTGCCTGTCGAATGGTGCGGGTTAACCTGCACCCCTTCCACGAAGGCGTGCACGGTTGCACTACCTCCTCCGCTGTGATACACCTGGAAGGACGATGGCAACGACCACCCAATGGGCGGCACACCGACTGCGCGGTGGGGCCGCCCTTTCTATAAATCGGAACAACCATTGGAGGTGAGCGATGGCGACTGGCGATGTAACCCTGTTCAATGCGACATCTGAAATCATCGGAGACGGCACGGTGGACCTGGACAATGACACGTTCAACCTGGGCCTGATCGACGACACCACGCCACCCACCGCTGCCGACGCCACACCTACGTGGTCGGACTACAGCGGCAACGAGGTGTCGGGCACCGGCTACACCGCGGGCGGCCAGGCGCTGGCGAACGTGTCGTGGGTCCTCTCCGGCGACACCACCACCTTCGACGCGGATGATGTGACATGGAGCCAGGACGCTGCAGGCTTCGACGACGCCCATTGGGGCATCGTCTATGACGACACCGCAGCCTCCAAGAACGCGGTGGCCTTCGTCGAACTAGGCGGGCCGCTGTCGCTGATCTCCGGCGACGTGACAGTGCAGTGGGGTGCCACCGGGATCTTCACCAGCCAAGTGAACGTGTAGACGGGGGTGTGCCATGACGAAGGCAGAGCTGCTCGTTGACCTGGCGGGTCGCGACGGCATCATGTCGCTGGTGGGCGACCCCGTTGACGTGACGCCATCCGGTGACGTGGGTGTGGTGCTGTGGTACCAGCAAGCGGTGTGGGAGGTGCGTGGTGATGCGGCGCTCAAGAAGTCCATCACGTTCTACGTGCTGGATGAGGGCGGGGCTGGCGAGGTGGCGTACTACAAGGACGCCGAGCCGCAGACCACGCCGAACGTTTCACCCAACGCGCTCTACTCTTGGATGCGCACCGCCATCGACGCGGACCCCAACAGCTACCAGGCCGCCCAGATTCACTACGTCTCGGAGCGGTGGGAGATGGTTGTGTATTCGATCCTCGAAGACGATGGTGCATCGGGCCTTGCCTGGGCGTCGTACTACGTCCGCAGGGGCGAGGGCGCACCGGTCAAGATCAGCAACCACTCACCGGAATTTCTGAATTCACTGTTCAACGTTTAGGAGCTAACCGTTGGCCCTCCGCGCTATTGACCGCGTAACCGTTCTAAGTCAACCCCCGGACGGCACGAACTTCGATTGCCCCGCTAATGGAGTGATTGAGTTTACCTTTACTACTGAGGCCACTTCCGGGGAGGACGATGTAGCAGTTGAATTTCGTCGTGAAAATTGGAACGATAAATTCGGTGTTGGGTGCGCCCCGGATTGGGATAGCGACAGAATACAACTTCAGAAGCAACACCCGATAGACGGCTGGACAACGCTAGACTTTGCAACGGGCGTATTCGTCGATGACACTGAATACACCGTACGGATTATTTTCAACGGGCCAGACCTTAGCGTTGAGGTTAATGGCGTTGAGGAGGTTAGCGCGACAGACAGCCAGAATGAAACATCTACGGCGGGGGGCCGAGTAACTACCCACCTCGTTACAAACGACATCGAGCTTGCCGCCTACGGCTACCCTGGTGCCCTCTACCGCTTGCCGATCACGATCAATAAGGACGACATCTCTGCCGACCTCACCGACTGGACGATGAACCTCGACCAGGCGTTCGCGGCGGTACTGACGCAGGCCAACGGGCCGCTGGACGCGGACGGCACCAGGCCCTCGCTGGACGGCGGTGGTGACATTCGATTCTCGTCAGACGAGGAAGGCAACAGTCGGCTGGCCTGCGACATCCGAGCGTGGGCTACCGACAACACCCCGGCGAATGCAACCTGCGAGGCGGCTGTCAAGGTGCCAGCCGTCTCGTCCTCTGGCGACACCATCATCTATATGTGGTGGGGAATGACCGGCGCATCGCAGCCTGCCGTCGGTGACACCTACGGGCAGCACAACGCCTATGACAGCGGCCATGAGGCGGTGTGGCCTTTCCGCGATTGGGTTGATAGAACGAGCAATGAATATGACGTGGATACCACCACGGCGGGCGATCCGACAGTAGGGCAGGCGGGCGGGCCGCTTGGCGAACACGCTTACTTCGACGGCGACGACATTCGCAGCACATCGGCAACGATCACGCACGGAATCGGTACAGGTCCATTTGCATATGAGGCTCTAATCAAGCGCGTCAGCGACACTGGAACATGGGATTCATACGCCGCTTCAGGCACCTACGAACCGGCTGTCTATGTCAGAAGCGGCGGCTCAAACTATGGCGGATTCTGGCCGAGTAGCGGAGTTAATTCTGTTAGTCCGTGGCCCGATAACACGAACTATCACCATGCGATGTTCTATCGAATCGGGACGGTTGCTTATATACGCATGGATGGAGCAGCCGAAAGTCAGACCACCGTTCCAACCACCTCACCAGATCGCGTTTTCCGCTTCGGATCTGGTTTCGCTGATACCGGCGAATGTAGCGACGTTGAAATATCAGAGTTTCGTTTGCACACCACTGGCAGGTCAGTCGCGTGGTGGGATGCGAACTACCACAACCAGCTCAACACCAGCGGGTTCCTAACCTGGGGATCAATCAAAGATATCGGCGGGGCGATTGTCGAATGCTTCACGGCAGCCCTGGAGCTGAATGGCATCCAGGCGACCATCAAGGCTGGGCAGACCGTCGCGTGTAACACCGCGGCGCTGGCAGTGGCGGGTGTGCAGGCTGGCATCAACGCGGCGTCGAACGTCGTGGCCTTCACCGGCACGCTGGCGCACAGCCCGGTGGCAGCGAACATCAACGCGGCCACCAAGGTGGCGGCCACCACCGCGGCCATCGTACTGAGCGGGATCGCGGCCACCATCAGCAACGCTCAGACGGTGGTGTGCAGCACCGGCACGCTCGCGCTCAGCGGGGTGCAGGCGAACATCGCTGCCGGGCAGACGGTGGTTGCCAACACGGGCACGCTCAAGCTGGTAGGGATACAAGCGAACATAGCAGCGGGGCAGCTGGTACAAGCCACCACCGCCACCCTGGTGCACAGCGGGGTGCAGAGCACCATCAACGCCGAGGCGCTGGTACAGGCGGCGACAGGCACGCTGTCGCTGGTGGGCGTCCAGGCTGCCATCAGCAACGACCACCAGGTGGTGGCCGCCACCGGCACCGTGAAGCTGGCGGGCGTCACCGCAACCATACTCACCGGGCAGACGGTAGGTGCCTCCACCGGCACCCACGGGTGGGCTGGCGTCCAGGCCACGGTGCTCAACGACAAGACGGTGGTGGCCGCCACCGGCACCCTGGTGCTCGCTGGGGTGCAGGCCAATATTCTCGTCGGGCAGACAGTGGTGTGCGCCACCGGCACGCTGCAGCTCAACGGCGTGGCCGCCAACATAGCGGCAGGGCAGACCGTCCAGGCGGCCACCGGCACCCTCGCGCTGGCAGGCATACGGGCCACCATAGGCGCGGGGCAGCTGGTACCCGCCGCCACCGGCACGTTGGTGCTGGCAGGTGTACCCGCAACCATATCCAACGATCAGATCGTCGAGGCCGCGACGGGCACCCTTCAGCTGGTTGGGATTCAGGCCACCGTCCTCAACGGCGTCACCGTCCAGGCGTCAACCGCCACTATGAAGTTGCGCGGCATCGCCGCGACCATTCTCCATGACGAGACGGTGTTCGCTACCACAGGCACGGTGAAGCTGAACGGTGTCCGTGCGGTCATCGGCGGTCATCAGATCGTCACCACCACCACCGGCACCGTGAAGCTGCTGGGGGTGGCCGCCAACATCAACGCCGAGCAGCTGGTGCAGTGCGGCACCGGCACGGTGAAGCTGCTAGGAGCGGCGGCTGATATCATCACACCCGCTCTAGTGGGGGCTACCACCGGCACCGTGGTGCTGCGCGGGCAGGCGGCCAACATAACCGGCGAGCCGCCAGGTTTCGATCTCACGCTGCCGATCCTGGTAGAAATAGCAGACGATACGATCCCGGTGGCGATCGCAGACGATACGATCAGAGTGGAGGTCTACGCGATGACGACCACACGGGAAGATATAGAACGCTTCCGGTACGACACCAATCCCATCGACATCCAGCTGGTGGACGCCGACGGCGACCCCATAGCCGAGAGCATCGGCGGCTCAACGTTCGCCTTGACGGTGCACAGCGACCAGTGGCCTGACGTGGATCACTACGCCTTCCAGGTGCTGGGCACGGTGCACGATCTGGCCGCCCGCAAGGTGCGGTTCGAGATAACACCGGAGCAGGCTAACCGGCAGGGGTCGTTCTGGTACGACATTCGGATCTGGGATCAAGGCGGCGAGGGGCAGGTACGGCTGCACGGCATGATGATCTTCGAGCCACCCATCACCGGCTACCGCACCGGGGCCATCGTCAAGACCGGCACCGCCCGGCTGAGCATGGCTGCGGTGGCGGCGACGATAGGTGCGTCATGAGGATGCCCAAGCTGCTCAGGCGCGCCCGCACTGAGCTGAAGCTGTCAGTGCGACTGAACGATGAGGAGCGCGGCACCCTTGCCAAGATCCTGCCCGGTGCCTATAAGTCGTCAGCCTACCGTGGAGTGCGCGGCATGCTGACGGCGTACAGCCGCAGCCCTTGGGTGCGGGCAGTGGAATCGAAGATCAGCGATGCCGTGGGTGCCACCAGGTGGATGCTGTTCGGGTTGAAGAACGCCAGCGGCAAGTACGTGCGCTCAGCATCCCTGCAGGGCAGCAACCTGGACACCAGGGCGCTGGCGCTGGGCACCCTGGACGTGGAGGGCGACCTGGTGCCCATACTGGACCACCCGCTGCTGCGGCTCCTCAACTACGCCAACCCGCTGTTCCCGGGTCTGGTGGGGCGGGCGCAGACGCAGATCAGCCTGGACCTAACTGGTGAAGCGTTCTGGTTGCTGGGGCCAGAGGAGGCGGCCACTGGGAGCATTGTGCCCGAGCGGTTCTGGTTGCTGCCCTCCGATTGGATCACGGCGATGCCCGCCCCGTCGAACCCATACTGGGAGGTGCAGACGCCCGGCTGGCAGGGTGTGTTCCCGGAGCAGGCCGTGCTGCGCTTCGTGACGCCTGACCCGGTGAATCCATACGGGCGGGGCAGTGGAATCTTCCGGGCCTTCGGCGACGAGATCGACACCGACGAGTACGCCTCGCAGTACGTTAAATCATTCTTCCTGAACGATGCCACCCCGCGGCTGCTGATAACCGGCGAGGGTATGAGCGAGGCTGACACCAGGCGCATGGAGGTGACGTGGCTGCAGAGCCTGCAGGGGTTCTTCAGGGCGCACCGCCCGTTCTTCATCGCCCGCAAGGTAGACGTGCAGGTGCTCAGTCAGAAGTTCTCTGACATGGAGCTGGGCGAACTGCGGCGGTGGGAGCGTGACATCATCGTCCACGGCATAGGCATGCCACCCGAGATGCTGGGCATCACCGAGACATCGAACCGCAGCACCATCGACGCCGCCGACTACCTTTGGTCGCGGTGGGTGATCGCCCCACGGCTGGAGCTGCAGCGGGCGTTCCTGCAGCAGCAGCTGGTGCCGATGTACGACGACCGCCTCATACTTGCGTACCAGTCACCAGTGCAGGAGGACCGCGAGTACCAGCTGGATGTGATGAAGGCCAACCCCGCGGTGTTCACCGCCAACGACTGGAAGCGCCAGGCGGGTGTGGAGATGACCGACGATGGCGACGTGTACGTGATGGGCTTCAACCAGAAGGTGGTCGCCGATCTGACGCCCACCGCGCTGCTGGCAGCGGCCAATGTGCGGGCCGCCTTGGGTGCCGGGGTGCAGCCCACCGTGGTGCTGCAGCTGGCAGCGGCTGATCCGCTGGATGCCGTAGGGCTGCTGACAACGCCCGCTACCGCCGCCGAGTGTGGGTGCACCCTACCGGCAGGAGTTGAGGAGCTTGACAAGGTGGCGGCCATGCGAGCGCTGCCGTCCGGCTACGTCAAGCAAATCGGAGGGGCCAGTACCACCAGGCTGGCGCTGGACTTGTCACCACAGATGCAGAAGGAGATCATAGCGGCCTTCAGGGCGATGCAGAACCAGATCGACTACCGGGCACTCATGGCCGCCTTCGAGGCTGGCAACATGGAGGCCGCGGTGCAGGTGCTGAACGAGGCCAACCTGTCAGCCGATCTGGAGATCGCCAGGCAGACGCTGCGCCAGGCGCTGGTGATCGTGGGCGATGCGGCGGCTGCTGAGCTGGGCACCTTCCTCGGGACGCAGCTGGTGTTCGATCTGACCAACCCTGAGTCGGTGGCCTTCCTGCAGGAGTTCGGTGCGGAGATGGTCACCAACGTGTCAGACGAAACCATAGCGGCCCTGCGGCGCATGCTGGAGCAGGCGTATGCCGACGGCATGACATCGAAGCAGGTGGCCGACCTGATCGCGGACCACCCTGGCGTGGGGTTGACGGAACGAGACATCCAGCAGCGGCGGCGGCTGCTGCGGCAGATGCGCGATGCAGGGCTAACCGAGGCGCAGATCCAGACCGAGATTGACAAGTGGACGGTGGCGAAGATCAAGTACCGGGCGCAGGTGATCGCGGACAACGAGCTGACCCATGCTGGCAACGCGGGCCAGCGCAAGCTGTGGGATCAGGCGGTAGGTGAAGGGCTGATAGATACGGGCACCATGCGGCAGTGGATTGTGACGCCCGACGACAGGCTGTGCGTGCTGTGCGCACCCATGGGCGAGCCGGTACCGGGCATCTCAATCGTGCCCATGAACCAGCCCTACCAGACGCCCACCGGGGCGGTATTCATTCCGTCTGAGATTCATATTCGGTGCCGGTGCACCGAGCGGATACTGGTGTGAGACGATAGGAGGCAGATGATGAGCAAGCTACTGACCAGGAGCCAGTGGAAGCAGCGGGTGGGCAACCTACAGCCCGGCGACCTGCTGCCCGAGGTGCCGGGCATGGTGAAGCTGTTCCCGGCTGTGATCGAGATCGCCAAGGAGGCCGACCCCACCACGGGCATGGCCGATATCAAGTTCATAATTTCAACCGGGACTATCGACCGCGAGGACGACATCATCCAGGTGGATGGGTGGGAGCTGGACCAGTACAAGAAGAACCCGGTGGTGCTGTACGGCCACGACTACGGTGGCCTGCCGGTGGCGCAGGCGGTGGAGGTGGGCGTGGAGGGCGATAAGCTGGTGGCCACCGATCGCTTCACACCACAGGATGTCAACCCACACGGATACATGGTCTACCAGCTGGTGCGGGGCAAGTTCCTGCGGGCCACCTCGGTGGGCTTCCGCCCACGCGAGTGGGTGTACAACGACGACCACAAGGGCTTCGATTTCAGCAGGCAGGAACTGCTGGAGCACTCCATAGTGCCGGTGCCTGCCAACCCCGAAGCGCTGGTGGCCGCCAAGGCTGAAGGCATTGACCTGCAGCCCATGATCGAATGGGCTGAAAAGATTCTCGACGACCCGGCATCTGATCGGGTCGCCTTGTGGTTGCCACGGGAAACCGTGGAGGCTATGCGGAAGGCCGCTGGTGCTGTCGCCCCGACTCAGATCGAGACGGGCACACCCGGCGACGCCGCACCACCCTCCAAGGCTACCGAGGAGCCAGCACCGGCTGGGGCTGCGCCACCTGCCGAGGAAACGCTAACCGAAACTGAGGAGGCGCTCATGAAAGAAGCAATCAAGGCGCTCACCGTGGCCGTGGCTGGGCTGGAGGCTGGGCTGGAAGCCCTGCCCGATACCATAGCGGGCAAGATCACCGAGGCGATGGAGGCCAAGGCTGGCGAGGAGCCAGCGGCACCGGCTGCCGAGATGACGGAGGATGAGGTACGTGCCATCGTCCGGGCCGCGACCGAGGAAGTAGTCACCGCAACCACCGGCAAGCTGCCGGAGTAAAGGAGGGGCACCATGCCCGAACTGACCAAGGAACGCATCGCTGAGATCGCCAAGGAAGTGGCGGTTGAGGTGCTGAGGGAAAAGGAGGTCGGAGCAGCCGACCCTGGCAAGGCATACGAGGATATGGTGAGGGCCATCACCGCGGCGCATCAGGCCCCGGTGGTTGCGCAGCCGCCCGCCAAGGGGCTGGTGGCTGGCCGCATCATCCGGTGCCTGGCGGCGGGCAAGGGCGACCCGGAACGGGCGCTCAAGTTCGCCACGAGCAAGTTCGGCGAGGATGACCTCGCCACCAAGGCGCTGAGCGCGGGTACCGATTCCGAGGGCGGCTACAGCGTGCCCGAAATATGGAGCACTGAGCTGATCGAGCTGCTCCAGGCGCAGGCGGTGGTGCGCTCCCTCAACCCCACCATCTACGATATGCCGTCCGGCACCCTGCACGTGCCCAAGCTGGCCACCGGGGCCACTGCCACGTACATCGCCGAGAACGCAAACATTGTGAAGACCCAGCAGGTGTTCGGTGAGCTGGTCTTGAACTGGCACAAGCTGGCCGCGCTGATTCCGGTCAGCAACGACCTGATTCGTCAGTCCAACCAGAACATCGACGCGGTGATCCGCGACGACATCGTGTCGTCCCTGGCGCTGCGCGAGGACCTGGCGTTCATCCGTGACGATGGCTCCGGGCAGCTGCCCACCGGGCTGCTGAACCTGATCGCTTCGGGGAACATCTTCGACGCCAACGGCACCGTCAACCTGGCCAACGTGACCGACGATCTGGCCGCCTGCATCCTGAAGCTGCGGAACGCCAACGTGCGCTTCCTGCGGCCCGGCTGGATGTTTTCACCCCGCACCGAGATGTATCTGCGCACCATCCGGGACGGGAACGGCAACTATGCCTTCAAGGACGAGATGGATGCCGGGCGTCTGTTCGGCTACCCCTTCGGCGTCACGACCCAGATCCCCTGGAACCTGGGCACTGGCACCAACGAGTCCGAGGTGTACTTCTGCGACTTCGCCGATGTGGTGATTGGCCAGTTGATGACCATTCGCATCGACGTTTCCGAGACTGCCGCCTACCACGACGGCAGCAACGTGGTGGCATCGTTCAGCCTCGACCAGACCGTGATCCGGGCGATCATGGAGCACGACATTGGCCTGCGCCACGACCTGTCGGGTTCGGTGATCGAGGCCGTTCTGTGGGGTGTCTGATCTTTTAACCTGGTGGGCGGGGGCTACCTGCTCCCGCCCGCCCTTTACCTTGGAGGTTGAGATGGCGAACAAGAAGGCAGCTGCGCCGAAGCCTGCGGTGGTAAAGGCCAAGACGGCCACCGTGAAAACAGATCCGAATGATGGGGTGCGTGACTCTCACCTACGGGCCAGCCCGCCCAACCTGGTGCCGGTGGTGTTCACCGCCTCCAGTGGCGGCTACAGTGCAGGCGAGATCGCGGGCTTCGACAAGGCCGTGGCCGCCCAGCTGGTGAAGCGGAAGGTGGCCAAGCTGTACAAGGCCGAGAAGACCAAGCCCGAGCCGCAGGGCACCATCACGAAGTAGGGAGGCAGCATGGCCGTGCAGGTCACAACCCCGGCAGCAGTCACCGCGCTCACTGAGGTGCAGGCCGTCAAGGCCGCACTGGGCGTCAGCTCGTCCAAGTTCGACAAGGCGCTTGAACGTCTCATCAACGCGGCCACAGATGCGATACAGGATTACGTTGGGCACGTGTACGCGAAACAGACGTACACCGAGACGGTGGCAGGCAGTGGGCACCCGGTGCTGCTGCTCACCAACGTGCCCATCATAGGCATCCCAGTGGTGACGGCAGGCGGCTCGCCAGTGGTGGATTTCATTGTTCAGGACGCGCTGGTTGGGTCGCTATACCGTCAGGTGGGCTGGGCGCAGGGCGCATGGATTGGGTGGTACACCGAACCCCGCCGCGTCCAAGGAACCGAGGGATTGAACTTCTCGGTGGTGTACGAGGCGGGCTACGTGATGCCAACCGATGAGGACCGCACCCTGCCCGCTGCGGTGGAGCAGGCGTGCATCACCACGGTGGTGGCCTGGTACAAGGGCAGCGCCCGTGACCCAAGGGTGAAGATGAAGAAGGTGGGCGATCTGAGCATCACCTACGGCGACCCGAATGAGGATGCGCTGGCGCTACCGGCAGCCGCCCGTGCGCTGCTGTCAAGGCGGGTGAAATGAGCTGGGATCCAGAGTTCGACGACCTGCTGTCGGAGGAGGTGAAGCGGCGGCCCTACACCGGGCAGGACGGCTACGGGCAGCCCACGTTCGGGGCCAGCAGCAAGGTGCAGTGTCGCATCGTGTACAAGCCCGAGATCATACGGCGGCGGGGCGCTGGTGAGGCCACCGGGGCCATACGCGAGATCGTAGCGGCGGCGAAGGTGTACTGCCGGGCGGTGGAGGGGTGGGGGCTGCGCGATCAGATCACCCTACCCGACGGCAGGCAGCCCAGCATCCTGGAGGTGCGCACCTACCCGGATGAGGACGGGCCGCACCACCAGGTGGTGTTCGTATGATCGGCGGCGTCAACGTGCGGGTGACTGGGGTGAACAAGCTCAAGGCCACGTTCATCAAGCTGGGCCTGAACTTTGACAAGGAGCTGGCGCGGGCACTGTACCAGGAGGGCGAGCACATCATGGGCCAGTCCAAGGCGTTCTTCGTGCCGGTGGACCACGGACCACTGCGGGACAGCGGCCACGTGCAGCTGCCCGAGATGGACGCCAAAGGCCCGGTGGTGGTGCTGGGCTTCGGCGGGCCTGCTACAGCCTACGCCGTGGTGCAGCACGAGTCCCTTCACTTCAAACATACCGTCGGACAGGCCAAGTACCTGGAGAAGCCCGCCCTGGCGCGGGCCGCCATTATGGACAAGGTACTGGCCGAGCGACTGCGCAGGAGGTTGAAGTCAATTGTTGCTGCCTGAACTAGCATCCGTGATCGAGGCGGCGGGCTTGGCCACGCTCGAGGCCGACCTGTTCCTGGGCACCCTGCCGTCTAATCCTACGCTGTGCTGCGCCCTTGCGGAGTACGCTGGTGAACCACCGCTGCGGACACAGAATGAAGGGCATGCCCATTCGTCGGCGCAGGGCGGTGAGCGGCCTCGCGTTCAACTGTTGTGCAGGGCCACCGACTACGAAGCGGGGCGCAGTCTTATTCAATCCATTCTGGGTGTGCTGGACGCGATCGTCAACCAGACGATCCTTGGCACCTTCTACCTGAAGGTGGCGGCAGTGCAACCACCGTTCCTCCTGGAGCGGGATCAGAACGACCGCTGGATTTTCGCCGTGAACTTCGCGGTGACGAAAGCGGTGTGAGGGGGTGGCGATGGCGAAGAAGAAAACAATCAAGTCAGCCGACCTGGTGCAACCGGCAGGGCAGCCCAAGGCACCGCACAATGTGAAGCTGGCCAAGCCCGGCAAGGACGGGGCCATCTACGAGATGACCAAGTGGAAGGGGCTGGACAATTATCAGTGCCTGTTCTGTAACTTCGCCAGCCTGCACCGCGAGAGAATTTTCGAGCACTACACCACACGCCACACGTCGAAGCCCAAGGCCCCGGCGAAGATCATTGACACCGGACTCGTGACAGAGGACGGGCAACCGATAGGGCGGGTGGAGGAACCCGCCATGGAGGAATAGCATGACGCAGCCACTGAGTTCACACGGTACGATTCTGAAGCTCGGCGACGGTGAAGAACCTGAGGTGTTCACCGAGATAGCCGAGATCGTTGACGCCAGCGGGCCGTCGATCACCAAGGGCACCCACGACGCACCCAACCAGAACACAACCTGGATGAAGCGGGTGGTGGGGTTGCTCAACGCGGGCGATGTCACGTTCGACGTGAACTTCATCCCCACCGATGCCACCCACGGCGAGGCCACCGGGTTGATTGGCGAGCTGAAGAAGCAGACGCCAAGCAACTGGCAGATGGTGTATAGCGACATCGAAACCGGCAGCGACAGCCAATGGGATTTCGAGGCGTTCTGCACCAGCTTCGGGCAGGATGTGCCGGTGGATGGAATCTTGAAGTCGAGCGTCACCCTGGTGATCAACGGCGAGCCGATCCTGACGCCTGGCGTCCCAACATAAGGAGGGGCTGATGTCTCTGCCGCGAGTGAAGGTTCAACTGCGCCTGGACCGCGACCGCACCCTGGTGCTGTCGTTCAATGCCCTATGCCTTGCTGAAGAAGTGACTGGCATCAATTTCTTGATGGGCGAAGTCACCTTCAGCTCGCTGCGGGTCATGCGGGCGCTCGTATGGGCGGGGCTGCTGGACGAGGACCCCACCCTAACCCTGGCAGCGGTGGGCGACATGATCGAAGAGGCTGGTGCCGACAAGGTGGCCAACGCGATCATCAGCGCCTACCACAAGGCGATGCCTGATGCCGACGAGGAGGGCGACGGCGATGCAGCCGCGGACCCTCAGAAGACGGAGGAGGTGAAATAGGATGGGCCGAGCTGTGGGCGGTGGCCCGCTACGACTTGCGGCTAACCGAGGCGCAGTTCTGGGCGCTGACGCCATACGAATTCTCGCTGCTGCTGGACCGCCACCGGGTGGACGGCAGGTGGCAGGAGGGCATGGCTGCGGTTCAGCCTATGCTGTACGCCGAGTCGCTGCGAGACGAAACGCGACGGCGGGAGAGCTTCACCCTGGAGGAGTTTACTTTGACCGGCATGTCGGAAGCCGCCAGGGTAGCCGAGCGCGATCAGGCGGCCACCAGTGCCAGCCTATCGCCCGCCGAGGTGTGGGCCAAGGTGGGAGGCGTCATGCGGGCGTGTGGGGGTAACTGATGGCGACCGTTGTTGGTGATCTGGTTGTCTACCTGCGGGCCAACACCCTGCAGTTCGATAAGGGCATGGCGCGGGCGTCGGCTACGCTGACCAAGACCGGCAAGACGATGGGCAGGGTGGGTTCGGTTATGACCACCAAGCTGTCCCTGCCAATGGCACTCATAGGTGGGGTCGCCATCAAGATGGCGATGGACTTCGAAACCTCGATGCAGCAGATTGTGGGCCTGGTGGGCGTGGCGCAGGAGCAGGTGGACGAGTGGCGAGAGTCCATCATCCGGCTGGGGCCATCGCTAGGCAAGACATCCACCGAACTGGGCAAGGCGATGTTCTTCATCACGTCGGCAGGGCTGCGGGGCAGCACCGCACTCAACGCGCTGGAGGCATCGGCCAAGGGTGCAGCCGCTGGCCTGGGCGAGACGGAGAGCGTAGCCGACGCGGCAACCAGTGCGATGAACGCCTACGGCGAGGCCAACCTGTCGGCAGAGCAGGCCGTCAGCGTGCTGGTGGCCACCGTGCGGGAGGGCAAGGCCGAGGCCGCCAGCCTGGCCCCGGTGCTGGGCCGCATCATTCCTATCGCCGCCGAGCTGGGCGTGGAGTTCCACGAGGTGGGCGGGGCCATGGCTGTGATGACCAGGCTGGGCCTCAACGCCAACGAGTCGGCCACCGCCCTGCGCTCCACCCTTGCCACCATACTCAAGCCCACGAAGCAGGCCGAGCTGGAGATGAGCAAGTACGGGATGTCGATGGGCGAGCTGAAAACCATACTGCGGGAGCAGGGGCTGATCGCCCTGCTCACCAAGCTGAAGGATACCTTTGGCGATAACGAAGAGTCGATGCAGAAGGTGTTCCGCAACGTGCGGGCCTTGAACGGGGTGCTGTCCATCGTGGGCAAGAACGTCGAAAACAATGTGAAGATCTTCAAGTCACTGGCCGACACCACCACCGACGATCTGGACAAGGCGTTCGCGGTGGCCAGCAAGACGGCCAAGTTCAAGCTCAACGCGGCGCTGGCCGATCTGCAGAACACGTTTATCGAGCTGGGCGAGGTTGTGATGCCTACGGTTGTCCCGCTGTTCGAGCAGCTGGGCACAGCCATGAAGAACATCACCGGCTTCCTGAACAAGCTCAACCCGGTGCAGCGCACCATGCTGACCAACGTGCTGCTCATGTCGGTGGCACTGGGGCCGCTGGCCTGGGCATTCAGCAAGGTGTCACTCGCTGCCGGTGCAGCCACCGGGGCGGTGGTGAAGTGGAATGCCGCCATGGCCACCAGCACAGTGGCCACGGGCGCAGCCATCGCCAGCGTGGCCGAGTACACCGCCTTCATGTCCAGCGCCACCGTGGCCACCACCGCCGCCACCACCGCCGCCACCGGGGCCGCTACCGGCTTCGGGGTGTTCGCGACAACCATCACACTAGGCGCTGCCGCCGCCAGCACGTTCGTCATCGCCTTGGGTGCCATAGCCCTGGCGCTGGGCGCGGTGATAGGCACCGGGCTGCGGCCCTACGTGAATGAGTTCATGCGGTTCATCGGGATCATGGATTCGGTGGGTGCCCACCTGCAGAGCGACATCATCGACGGCATGCTGAAAACGAATGAGACGTTTGACAACTCGGTGCATACCTTGAACAAGCTGAAGGAACAGCTGGGGCTGACCGGCGAGAAGTGGGATTTCGTGAACAAGAAGACCCGCACCAACGCCGAGCGCATCGTGCACCTGACGGACCTGGCGCTGCGGCTGGCCAAGGTGCAGCGCGAGGCCGCTGGCGAGGCCGAGAAAGTCCAGACGGCCGAGGAGCGGGCCAACGATGTCAAGAAGCGGGCGCTGGAGCAGATGCCTGCCCTGATCGACAAGAGCAGCAAGGCCGAGGAGGTGCGGCTGAATCTGTTGAAGGAGGAGCTGGAACTATACACCAAGGGCGACATCGAGAAGGCGCTTGAGGGCATGGTGAGCCAGAACGAGGACATGAAAACCCTGGCCATCGACCGCAACCAGCGGGCCGACGAATTCAGTGACGACATGCTCACCTGGTTGACGATGGCGAAGGAGAATAACGTGGCGCTGCCCGAGGGCATGCGCGAGATGGCCAAGGAGTTGAAGGGCAAGGTTAACCCCGCGGTGAACAAGCTGGTGGACAATTGGAAGGTGTTCAATACTGACGCCCGTGCCACCGGCAAGATCCTAGACACGATCTGGTTGTCATCTGGTGACAGGGCCAAGGCCGCACTGCAGGGTGGGTTCAGGGAGGGCATCAAGCTGGGCGTGCAGGAGGGCGGGGTGGCCATGGACGCCTTCGTGAAGCGCATCCAGGACACCACCATCTACGTGCGCATCACACCCGACATCGACAGCCTGGCCGACTTCAACCAGGCGGTGCAGGACGCCATGAGCGGGCGCTCGCCTGCTACTGGGGGCTGACGTGGCCTTCACCATCAACCAGACAGGTATCGAGCGCGGGGCGACCCAGCTGCTGTTCCCTGACCCACCCATCATCCTGAGCCGTCACATGGAGGGCGGGCCTGACCGGGTGTACGATCTGGCCATCAACGGCAAGCCCGTCGGGGTGGAGTACACCCGCGCACAGGACCAGGCGTTCCTCCTGATCAGGCTCCGGCTGCTGGACGCGGTGCAGGTGGCAACGCTTGAGGATTTGATGAGCGACAGCGGTGCGGTCGAGGTAAAGATAACCCCTGGTGATGCGACGGTGATCACCTGTATCTTCGGGCCGCGAAGCGAGCAGGTGTTCCACCTGTTCAACGACCCAATCGCCAACGCCCAACCGGACGGCTCGCCACTGCACGCCACCCTGACGCAGTACCGGGTTGACCTGTTCTTGATCCGCATGGAGTAGGAGGAGACGATGAGCAGCCAAATCAGATTCCGCGATGCAGCGGCACCCACCGACCCTGACAGCGACCTGCTGGTGCGGTCGGAGAACACCATCAACACCCCGCTCGTCGCCACCGCCACGTGGCTGACCAACGGGCAGGAGATCGCGGGGGTGTACACCATCACCGCCACCAGCTCCAACCAGGTGAACATCGTCGCCGACGACCCCAAGAACGAGCACGCCCGCACTGGTGTGACGGTGGTAGCCGATAACACCACCGTGAATGAGGCGACGCTGCCAGGGGTGGGCCTGGTGTTCAGCAGCTCGATGGTCAGCGGGTGGCAGTGCAAAGTGACCGTCGGCGATCTGATGGCTGGCGACGGCAGCACCACCGACCGCTTCGCCGTGGGCATTGTGGAGGGTGGCACCACCAGCACCCAACGCAAGGTCGTGGCCGTGAACGTTGGCACGCAGACCTCGGCAGAATCCAAGGTGTACGCGCTGCCGGGGCGCTTCATTGAGGGGGTGGGTGTCGAGCTGTACGTGGAACGGCTGCTGAACCATACCGCCATCGCCCGCCAGGCGCTGGCCACCGAGGCCGACCTGGTGATGACATTCGAGGACTACCAGGCGGGGCCGCCCGAGACTGCCGACGTTCTGATAGGTGGGGTGCTGTGCATCCAGGACGCCATCCTGGATGGGAACGAGCTGTACCAGCACGGCGAGGGCAACGGCTACGTGGATGCAGCCGATCTGCTCAAGGGGCTGGCGGTGATCTTCGCCGACACGCCAGGCGACCCAAGCGCCAAGACATTCGACGTGCATGTGCGCCGTGGTTTCGATTGGTTTGAGTTCGCGCCCGATGTGGCAGGCACGCCCGGCACCTGGACGAGCGGGCCGCTGGAATTGACGCAGATCGGGCAGCTGGCAGGTGAGATCCTGGCGGCAGGCTACGCCACGTTCTGGTTCAGGCTGGTGGCACCGGCATCGGCATCGCCTGGCGATATGGTGATGTTCGTGACACGTGGCCGCGGGCTGACGGTGTAGGGAGGGGGCTGCTATGAGGTACTGGCGCTTCGGAACGTACCAGGCCGAACACGATGACATGGAAAGCTGGGACTGCGGATTCGGGCGGTCGATTATCGTCACCGAATCAACCAGCAATCAGGAGCAGTCCTCTGTGGATCACAATCCTCTACAAGATTCGTTCAGCACTCAAGTGAGCGGCGACACGAGCTTCACCTGGAACTTCTTCCACGTGCTGCAGAACCAGATCAAGGCCAAGCTGGGGCAGATCCCGGTACTGGTGAAAGCGGATTTTGTCGGCTACCACAACGAAACACAACGCCTGAATCTCGGCCTCAAGCTGTACCGATTTATCAACGGGCGCTTCCCGTCGGCGGGCGGCAACGCGACGAACCGCTACATGGACAAGACGGGGCTGGTGACGTGGTTCGGTGACGCCTACGCTCCGGTGCCGGGGCAGGATGTGGCTGACCCGCCAGCCTACGCCCCGCCGTTGACGACGCTCGCTGACCACGACTGGTTCACGATGGACATCACGTCCATAGTTGAACGGGCGCTGCGCGATAACACCGACATCTGGTGGCTGTTCGCGCCGTATGGAAGCGGCAGCGTGGTCCTCTCATTCAACAATGTGGGCCAGTGGCCCAAGCTGGACTTCTTCTACTTCTACCCGGTGGAGTTCTACCAGCCCGACGCTGGCGGCGACATTGACCTGGGGGCTAACATCGACGACAGCCCCGACAGCGAGTACTACTTGGGGTCGGTTGAGCGCGGGCAGACCGGGCTGCCAACCAAGGGGTGGCTGCGCAACATGAGCGGCAACATCACCCACGTCGAGCTGTTCGACGACCACCCCGAATGGGAGGTGCCGGTGCAGCGTGGCGGTGCTGGTACCGGCAGGCTGGTGTTCGTGGACGTGGCTGACAGTGGGGTGTCGCAGCTGTACAACGTGACGTTCTACAGCAGCACTCAATTCGAGGTACAGGCGCTGGCGCACCTGGACAACTTCGTGAGCCTGCACCCGCAGATCAACGGTGACGCTTCCTGGCGTGGTGACATCACCACCACCTTCATCGCGCCCACGGGTGGGCTGCAGATACCGGCAGCGGCCTGGACGATGACGGGCTTCCTGACCGATGACATCTGGGAGGCTGGCGTGCGGGGCAACACCACCGACACCAGCTGGCCAGCGGACAGCAACGACCAGGTGGAGATGACAGACGACAGCGGAGGCAGCCCGGACGCTGGCAACTGGAGGCCCATCAACGGACGGCGCACCCACACCAGCGCCGACGCGGACATTGACGCCACCACCAAGATGATCCCGGTGCGCAAGGTGGACGCCGCCGACTACCACGTGGGCGACCCAGCCTTCATCATGAACAGCACCCTGATCGACGAGGGCACCATCAAGAGCGTGCAGGCCAGGGCGCAGGGCACCGTCGTATTCAGTGGCAGCGGGTTGGACGATCTGACCCACAGCGGCAACTTCAACGGCGGCGAGGACAGGGTGTACCTGGTGCAGATCGACGGCACCGGCACACCCGATACGTTCGAGTGGTCGAATGACGGCGGCAGCATCTGGCAGGCCACCGGGGTGGCCATCACCGGCAGCGCCCAGCTGCTGGAGGACGACGTGTACGTGACGTTCGCCGCCACCACCGGGCACACCAACGGCGACGGCTGGCAGTGGGATGCGGATACCTGGGCCATCGAGATCGAGGGGCTGACCAGCGGCAGCAACTCCTACGGCTCCGGGGCCATAGTGGGCACCACCCTTCCCTTCCGTAGCGTCGAGGCGGCGGTGTTCACCAGGCTGTCGGCGGCGGCTGGCGCTTCCGAATCACCGCCCTCCCGGCTGTACCTGGACGACACCGACGGCTTCACCCAAGGCGACAGCGTGCTGGTGCAGCAGGTGGGCGAGGGCGGGGCTACCGAGTACCGCACCATCGCCACGGGTGGGGTGCAGGCCGCCTATCTGGATTTCACTGAGGCGATGGTCAACGACTACGTGACGGGCGACTTCGCCACCAAGGCGGGCGACTTCGGAGCGCGAGCCTTCTGGCAGCGCCCGGTGGCCACCTCGTCCACGGTGGAGGAACTGAAGCGGTTCAGGCTCAACGCCCGGATGTCGTAG